TGTTACCCAAGTACATCGTAATTTGGTACATATAGTTCCCCGATGGCGAACTTATCACGCCCTGCACGTTAAACTTATACTCCCCGATAATAGGCACCTCATACCGCCAAGTGCTGGTATTATAGTTGTTCCCGTTGTCATAGACCTCCGTGTTAAATCGGATTATGCTTGGTGCTATGGTCGTGAGTTCTGGGATTGACAAATTCGCACTCGAGTACACTTGAGCCAGCCTGCTATTAAAGGATGCCTCCAAAGGCACAAGCCCCTCTTTGTTATACCCGAGCAATAGCATATCCGTGAACTTAGGATTGTTGAAGATCCCGGTTGCTGCTTCTATCGTGTACCCTGCCTCCGCAAATATCTGTTCGAAGATAATCGTGGCTTTTATCGCTGGGTAAAAGTCCGTTTCAAACAATGGGGTGAACAACTGCTGCGGTGAGAATAGCGTATCGCTTGCAAAGACCCTCGTATCTACCGGTACATATACGATATCGCCATCGAATAGATCTCCATTCCAACTGCCTACGATATTCTCGTAGTTGAAAATGTGCATATATGATTCCAGATCCAGCTCGCTTATTTCCTTCTCGCCTACGTTACGTGCGAATCTTGCGTTCTCACCAGCGACCAGAACTTGATATTGCTTTGCCACGGTGTTCTCCAGCGTTACATCGAGCAACTGAAGGTATCCGCTGATCATAATAAGGTCATCGCTGTAAAGCGTTACGTCCTGCTTGGCATAAGCATTGAACCCTCCGCTAATACTTACATCGTAGTAATGCTTAAAGAACTGATTGTTTATATCCGTTGCCGGAACGCTAAAGCTCTTCGATATCGGGCTGAAGATAGTAGCAGGATCTCTGAGGTCAGCGAGGTTGTAATCTACGCTGATACTTTCATCGCTGAATAGATCCAGATACCCCGTGGTGGTTTGCAGCGTTAGAGCCATACTCTGTTTTTAACTTGTGCTGCGTATTCGAAATTGAAGGTGTACTGCACGAGGTTATCGTTAAGGCTTGTCTTGTACTCCTGCGAAGTATTTTTAAGCGTAACGTACCTCTCCTCCTCCACGAAATAAAGGATGTTTGATAGTAGCATCTCTTTTACCATTTGATTGTAGCCATCGTTTAAGAATCCCGTGTTAACGCTAATGCTATCCCTTCCGAAATTGTTAAAGGTCTTGGTAGGGGATGCGGTCGCAGGATTATAGGTAAAGGTACTCGAACCGATCGTGCCTACGTTGGTCTCATACTGCTCCTTGCTGGTGGATGTAGAGTTTGTTGATTTCTTAAATGCCACGATATAGTCCCACGCTCCGTACTTATTCTGGTAAGCGATTGTGATCGGGTCATACGTTACCTCGCACTCCGGGGTGAAGCGAGTGGTGTATGCAGCGTCATCCTCTCCGAGTTCCTGCAGCGCAGCCTCCAGACAAGCCAATGCCTCGCATACTCCACCATCGGTCTCTACCCTCCGGCTATACGCCACACTCTGGAATACTCCAAGGGATAAGTCGTAGTATAAGAGGTCTGCTACATCTTGGGGCTTGGGATCGATTACTGAATCGTTAAGGTTAGCAACGCCAGCAGGAAGGTAAAATAGTTTATTGGTAGAGTTTACCGAATCCACCGCACCGAAGTCCGCTATGTCAATCATAGCAGATTGTCCATCGCTATAATCTACCCGCATCCCATTTACCAGAGCAGGCACTACCCCTATCGTAAGGGCTTGGTCGAGTTGGATATATTGGATGCTGCTTCCGCTTGTCATTACTCCCGTGGTGGTCGTAGCATTTACCCCATCCACGAACTCCGTATAGCCATCGTAAGCGTTTATCGTGTTGGATGTGGCAGTAACTGAAGCGATGCCTCCTGCGGTGGTGTACTCCCGAAACTTGATCTGTACATTGCATACGGTCTGATCGTTATCCGTAGCCGTTCCAGCAGCGTGGTCGATATTGGTCTGCGATAGGTACGAGCTTACGATATTGCTGATATCAAAGTATCCGTATAGATTGCTGATGCTTTCCTTCGGTTTGATAAGGCGATAGACATAGGATCCCGGAACGGAACTGCTTGCTCCAAACCAGATAAATACATCCGCAACGTACTTGAATCCTGCGTTACCGGAATTGTTACTGCTCACAGAATAGACCATAGGGCTGCCAGCGAAGGAGCGAGTCGGTGCCTGCTGCGTTATAGTGATTGCCATTACTTATATTTTAGATTCAATTTCTTTATGGTGAACTCGATAAAGTTCTCAACGTCAATGCCATACGCTTCGACTATCTCGTTTGGCAGTTTGGCGAAGCCCAAGTTAAAAGGCCTCGTGTAAAAGTCAGAGGGCTCGATTCCCTTGGCTTTGATCTTAATCATTACGAGCCGAGCCGTATCTGCATAGCTTAGGAACTTCCCCTTGCCATCCTTAAACTGCAACCGCCTACGTGCAGCCCACGCATAGATGGGCCCAAAGGGTGGCATCTTGCCCTTTTTTCTACCCTTATCCACCCATTCGCCATACTCAGCCATTAAGAAGTCGAACTCGAGGCTATTCGGCCCCGTGGTGATTTCATAGTCGAGGGAGTTGTATAACGTATTTGTTACATTCTTTTTTTTACGGGTGAGATTCTTACGGCTTTCCGCAACCAGATACTTCCCGAACTTATCAAGAGCCAGCCGGGTGTTCTCCGCTTTCTTTAGATCTGGATTACCGGAAGCCATTAGCAGATAATAGTCGGGTTCGGAGTCTCTATCTGGAGCGTTGCCTTCCATCCGCACACGGTGGACTCGAAGTCCTCATCGAAGGGCTCGCATAGAGGGTCGTTAACGAGCCTAAATCCATCCGTGTATAGATCACCCCTGCGGAGGCTTGCGATCATCTCCTGCATCGAGAATAGGCTCCTATGGTATATGTCTTGCTTCTGCGCTACCCCCTCAAAGGAATAGGGTACGACATTCGGATCTTGCTTGGAATAGTCCATCGCATCCATTACCAGAACATCGATTGAATAGATCACCGTTCGCTCCAGTACCTCAGCCGTTCCAGTAAGGATATGGCACAAAGGGAAGAGGGTCATCTTCCGCATATCGACATCAAAGATGTTGCCCCACGTTACGGAGTTCACATAGGAGGAATTGTCGGCTGCTGATTGCAAAGCCTCGCAGATTTGATAGTATCCGTACTTCATAAATAAAGAACCCTTTATCGGGTATTCTGCCGAGCCACCTGCGCCTCAAGGCGTGACTTGTCAGCCTCGTACGTTACCCACATCAAACATTGGTAAAGCGGTAGCTCCGTTATCTGGTCAAGGTTTTGTAGAGATCCTGCAGCAAGTTGATGGAGGATTGCATACCATCCCCATCGTTTACCGAAGGCAGTTCGGGAGTCGAGGATTTCCCTTGTTTCGCCACTTGCTTCAAATAAGTCAGCGAAGACATCTGCAGTCCGAGTTCTAAACGATAAAAAAAAAGCAGCGCACCCTGCACTACGTCCATCGTGATGGCCTCAAATGCTGATCCATCGTGCTTATCCGGATGGTATTTTTCTATCTCGTGCCTTCCGTATGCCTCCTTAATCACGGGGCGGTATAGCACCCCCATCCACTTCTGAGCATTCTTGATAGGCTCCTTCATATACTCTTCAAGATCCACGAACTCCCCGAGCGATATGTCCTCCAGCTTAGGGTGGAATCCATACTTTACGCCATTGATATGCACGAAGCGATGTAAGGGTGGGTTCTCCGTGAATACCCCAGCGATTATTGTCTTGATATCCTCCAGCTCTTTTACCGGGAACGAGTCCTGCTCATCCTTATCGATGCCACAGAATATCGATAGAGCTAAGTCCTCAGCCGTTTCATCCGTGGGGTTAGCCCCCATAAACCTCTGGAAGTCCTTTAGGCTGAGGTCAGCCCAGATCGTGGGTACTTTTATTGTGCGAAGCATTGCTGGCGTGTGTCGTTGATATTGGTAATGTGGTAGAATTGTACATCCTCATAGAGCCTTTCCGCAAGGTCAGCGCATCTTTGAGGGTCGAGGTTCCGCAATTCCTCTTCCCAATGCCCCGGCCCTTTGCATAGGATTGCATTGCTCTTATTCAGAAACGGAGTATAAGGGTGCATATCCTGCGCTATTATGCACGTCTTAGTAAACCCAGCCTCGATAGCCTTAAGGTTTGACTTGCATTTGTTAAAGGTGCTTGGTGAAAGTGGGGCGATACTGACGTGGATGTTCTTATATAGTTTACCATAGTCGGAGTAGTCAGCCCTCTCAAACGCATTAGAAGCCCTTAGCGACTCTTTATAGTACTCAATGGTATAAGCATTCAGCCCCTCTAAATTGATGCGGTTATACGCCAAGTCATCATCGTGATGCAAGGCGCCCATATATCCTACGTTGAAGCCCTCTACCTTTTCTATGTTCTCCCATTGGGATCTGCGAGGGTCTATCGCATTCGGTAGAACCCAGATAGGGATGTAAGGGTTTTCTTTTTGGATCTTGCTCGCAAGGAATTCGTTAGTCGTATGGACTTCATCCGCTATTTTAATAGTCATTAGGATGTCCTGCGTTTTCTGATTGCTATGGTTAGCGTGATGCCTTGGTAGCATCCACCAGTCATCTAAGTCAATTATCAGTTTGATATTGTTCTGATCCAGCATATACCGGAACGCCTTGTGATTCGTGGTACTCAGCCCTCGGTTGACAACGAGGTGCGTGATTGCACCCTTATACTTATCGAGTTCTTGGATGGTTCCAAACTTTACCAAGTAGCCTCGCATAAGCAAGTCCTCGTATGGTATCTGGAGGCGGTGGTAGTAAACTCCACCCGGTTGTCCTGCTACGTATATCATCTTACAGAGTATCTGCCAAAGTTAGGGTTATTTTTCTTGCTGAAAATAGCATACCTCGCAGCATCGATTGCGTGGTTAAAAGCATCGATTGGCTTATTAAGTAGGTTGCCGTTCTTATCCTCTGTCCATTTGTAGTTACGCATCTCCTTCTCCAGATTGATGCTCCGGGGAGTGATGAATAGCTTGTAGCGTTTCATTATATCGATTCCTGCGTTCACCGAATCCGGCCCCTTAGTCGTGGGCTTTACATTGTAGCCCCTGCGATATAGTTCCTCGATTGACTTAGGCTCTGCCGAGTCAGCATATACCTCAGTGCGCCTATCGATACCGATCGAGGTAAGGATGTTTGCGATATCGTTATTAGTCATCCCCGTGCGGTAAAGCAGTTCATCAAAGTAAAAGCTGCCATTTGATTCATAGACTGCAACGAGAGCCGTAGGATCATTTGTGAACCCGAAGTCCATCCCATAGGATAGAAGCTTTGCATCTGTTGGGATCTCCGACTGCCCGTACTGGAATATCGTAGCCCTACTCATACCACGTTCCCCCAGACCATAGATACGCCAGTAGTCATTGTCCGTATCCTTTAACCGGAGGATTTCATCCTTGATGCTCTGATCTAAAAACATATTGTCGAGGTAGGTCGTTTGAAAAAAGTCGCAGTCGTCTCTCGGTACGACCTTATCGTATATCCAGTGAAACGCATCCGAAGGATTATAGTCAAGTATCGCCCGATCCTCTGTCCGCATTATCAACTGCTGCCAGTCCTCATACGTCAACTCATTGGCTTCGTTAATGTAAAGTAGGTTACGCTTGCGCCCTCTTATCTTCTGGGGTTGGTCGAGGCTTATGAACTCGACAAGGTTGCCATTGAGGTAGTACTCGCTATTCGATCTGTTATGGTAGATCTCATTGTATAGATCGTGGTTCCGGAGGATTTCAAAGAAGTCCCTCATAACAGATGCCCGGAGCGCAGGGAACGTCTTACGGCAGATCGTGATGGTCTTGCCTTCGTTCTTATCCGTGTAATAGAATATGATCCATAGCAGGATGTTGTATGTCTTTCCGCTACGGGTACCTCCCTGCTCGACTACTATCTTTTTAGTGCTTCGCTTTAGGTGGCCATATACCTTATTGGTACTAATCTTCGCCAAGCACCTCTATCTGAAATAACTTCGGGGTCTGGATATCTACCTCTTGCCTCTCTATGTATCCCCTCTTCTTGCCCTTGGTCTTTAGAAAAAAGATAGTAGCGGTGGAGTTGCCCTCCCTTATCTGCTTATGCAGTTGGCTCTCTGCGAAGTCTATCGCTACGTCTGATAGTTCATCGACTGCTGCTTTGTAATCAGCATCCTCCTTCATCCACTCATAATGAGTCTGTCGGGCGATGCCCACGCTTTTACAAGCAGAAGTAACTACTCCCAGAGATTTCTCCAACGCATCAAGCATTGCCTTTTTATGGATGTCAGTTTTTGTCATACCCCTTTATTTGGAACTTTTATAATAGGATTGAAATCAAAGGATCTCTTGCTTCCCTTATCCCTTGTAATAATATCCTTCCCCCATTTATTTTGTAAGAGAAAAAATTGTTCCTTTTCCCTCTTCAGATTTCGGTATGTAGCGCATCCTCCAGTCTGGGATGCTTGCTTTACCTCATAGTGGGCATAGTTGATCCGTAAGCATCCTCCGTGAGTTCTAATATGCTCTAATGAAATATCATAGTCTTCCTTTAGTGGAAGATTTTCATCGTATCGGATCTTGCTCGTACTGAGGTGCGCTTGAAACGGCCCACCGATATACTGGATTGTGCCAAATGGCGTGTACTCACGATAAGCACCCTTGTCCGTTACGCAATTCAATCCCCAGAAGTGGAATCCAAAGTCCGCACACAGAAGAGCAGCGGACTCGCAGAACTCTTCTAATTCCTGTGGGTTGAACTTTATATTGGTCTGTTCCTCCCACCGTCCTATGTAAGAGCAGTCATCGTCCAAGATTACAATGCAGTCAGCATCCTCATATAGGTTATCCAAGATCCAGTTGCATACACGAGAGATATTCCCTTGTGCCGAGTCTGGACATACCACGATGTTATTGCCGTTCTTTTGATATTCCTCCGCTTCCGACTCCCGGACTACGAGAGTGACATTCGGATAGGTGATCTGTGTAATTGACTTTTGAGGTCTTTTATACGAAGGGGCAAAGAATTTAATTTTCACCTTGAATCCGCTTGATTGCTTCTACCCCATCAATTACACGGCCGATGCCGATAGACCAAGCCTTGCCGTTTGCCCTCTTCGATGCAACGCTCTCCAATTCAAAGATGGTCTTCGCTTGAATCCAGTCTATGTCCGTATTGAATTTTAGCACCAAGTAGTTGGACTCTGAATCCAGTTCCAAAGAAAATGGTTTCTCTGAGTTATCATTTACCGGATTGCCCATCTCTTCGATTTCATCTTCCGTGTAGGGTACATCCATTCCCCACTCGCTTAAAAGCTCCATATCCCATTGGTTCGCTAACTGATCCCAATCCCATTCGCCAAAGCCTACGTTATCCTTAATGATAAACTCATTCTTTTGGATATCAGTCAGTTGGTCTGCTATGATAATCGGCACCTCTTTAAGCCCTGCAGCAATGCAAGCTCTTAATCGCATATTGCCTCCAAGCACGACCATATTGCTATCGACTACGATAGGCCTTAGCTCAAGCATCTGGGGAAAGTCCTCGATAGACTTTACAAGCTTCTTAAACTTATAGTCTTTTATTATTCTCGGGTTACTGGGGTTTGGTAGTATTGTACCGATTGCTGCTCTTTGCATATCTAAATAACTCTTTTTGATAGGTGATGGTTGTGAACCTCGTAAAGGTAGTCCTTCTTTAGATTAGTTCCGAAGTCAGCCTCGTGGTGGCAAGTCCTGCATAATGCCATAAGGTTTTCGATATTATCCCGGATCTTGCTCCCTCCCATTCCTCGGGGTTCTATATGGTGGATGTCTATCGCTTGGGAACCGCATACCTCGCAGGGGATGAAGTCAGTAGTGGCATATCCCATCCCTTTGAGATAGACCTTCGTATGTTTTTTCAAGCCAAAGCATTGTAGTAACAAAGGGGCTGATCTACGCAGATAAGCGATCCCTGCCTTGCGGCTTCGCCTGCAAAAATGCCATCGGCCTCGTAGCTTGTTTCAAAGCGGAGGTCTGGAAGGTCATAAGGTTTGAACATATAGCAGGCCGTATCTATGTTCCCGACTCGGGGTTGGTCGGTAGGGCGTAGCCTTCCCACCTGTCCCCACGTTACGATTGAGCAATCGAGGGAATTTAGATTGTTCCATTCCTCTATGAATTTTGGATGTAGGATGTTGTCATCGTCCAGATAGTACACCCAATCCTCTTTCGTGAAGGACTCCCTATGTAATTCAAGGAACTCATTGCGTAAAGGGTGTCCCCAAGATCCAGAACGGGTAGAGTAGTGGGTTATGGATGCGCCTGTTGCTCCCTTGAAGTCGGTAGCAGCATCCATCATCACTACCCACGTTGCGTACTCTGGGATGCATCGCCTTATCCTCACAAGGTTTTGAGGCCTTGAGCAGGGAGTTACGATATAGAGCACTTGCGCTCCAGATACTTTACCCACATCCGAGCAGCTACGGCTCTGCGTTGGGGCTTGAAGGGGTAGGTGCTACGGAGCCTTGCCATTGCTATCCTCATAAATTGCTCTCTCATAGCGATAAGTCGTGTTCGGTTAGTAGCGAATGAAGTTTGTCTCTTGTTCCCTCGTAAGCTTTGTGAACCTCATCAGGCATTGAATCAGGAGCGTACTTGGTCAAAGCTCGCAGTTCGTTATCCATTACCCACATAGCGTACTTCCATTTAGCTCCATTGACTGCATCTTGGAACTCCTCTTGCTCATCAGGTAGGTTGTATTCAAGTGTTGCTTTCATTTCTCTTTTGTGTTAAAGACTGTTTTGTTTTCCTGTGGGTAGTAGGTATAACCATTCGTACTATCCTGTAGATTTTCTTGATTGGTGTTAAAGGTTTCGTTGTAGTAAGTTTCGCCCATCCATTGCACAAGACCTTCTTCATTGTAATCCCAACCTTGTTTAACTGCATTCTCAATCTCCTCCTTGTGCATTGCTTTGGCTTGTTCAAAGCTCATCTTAACAGCCTCAAGTAAATCACCATCGTGTTCAAAGTGTGACTTAAGGTTGTTGTAAATCCATTCAATACTGCTCTGTTTCATTTCTCGTTGGTGTTAAAGTGTTCCGACAATCGTGTACGAGTCTAAGTCCTCCCCTAAGATAAAGAACTGCTTGTATAATTCAATAGCCTCTAAAGTCTTGCGCTCTCCCTCTGCCACGAACTCTGGACTCACCGAGTAGATGCCTATGTCAAGGCTCGCCTTGTCAATAGCGATAAAGTAAAACTTGTCAATCGGAACTCCAAAGAGTCGGGTGTAGATAAATGCCTGCACATCGTATCCGTATTTCTTTGCGGAATAGGGGAATGCTCGGAGGTCGGTTGTTGTTTTTAAGTCAGCCAAGAAGCCGTCTGCATAGATGTCAGCCTTCGCCCTAAAGGGCAGGCCGCCAATCATACCAATCTTCGGCACTTCAAACTCGCAGCCTGTGATAAGACCAAGCACGTTCTCATTGCGCAGGAGCGCATCAGAGATGCGTTGCGCCTCGTTGTACTCCTTACGGGTGCATAGGTTGCGCTTGCCCTTTGCATCCTGCCAAGCCTTTGCGTTCTTACTCTGCACCTCAATCACCTCGTAGTCCGCTACTTTGTGCGGCTCTAAAGTCATAAGGTGAACGAGTCTGCCTACCGCAAACGCATCGGAGTCCTCGCTGCCATATTTTGTAACGTAGTGGTACGTCTTTGGTGATGTCAGCAGCAGCTTGCAAGCAGAGGAGGACAGGGCGTTCTTGCCGAGTACCCCGTAGTAAAAGTCATCATCGTGCATCTTCTCAAGGATTGTGTCCATATCCCAAGTGCTTCCGTCAAGTAGTTCTATAATTTTCATTTTGATTCTGTTTTAAATGTTGCTTCATACCATTGGTCAAAGGGAACACGAAGCAGGGCATCGTGGTAAGCCATACGCAAGGTAACCTTTTCAATGGTCTCGATGTCTTTGAGGATTGATTCGGATATGTCTGCCGACTTCAGTTGTCGGAGTAGTTGGGAGATAGTTTCGTATTTCATTTTTCAGCAAATTTTTTAATCATATACTCTTCGTACCGACTGCAATAGTATTTCATCGCATCGTAATAGTCTTCGTGCATCGGGAAGTCAATCATAAACTCCTCTACGCCATCTGCACCGGGGCGAAAGCCATCAAAGTGCATTAGTACTGCAAGGTGATCTGCATTATAACCGTATGAGAATATGTCTCCGGGCTCAATGTATACTATTTCTTTGCTCATTCCTCAGAAGCTACGCTGGTTGCCCAGTTCATCCACTTGATGTAGATGTCTTTGTTAAGATACGGCACCTCGCCTTGAATGCGGGTTATAGGATAAGCGGTGGTATTGGTGTATCCATCCTCATTATACGATTCCTCTATGTAGGTAATATCCATCTCATAGTTATATAAGTCAGCAACGTGGACATATCCAAGCCACTTAGCGAGGATCTCATCCGAGTTCTTTTGATCTGGATCATAATCTTCCAGAGCATCCCAATAAGACTTCGGCAGTAAATCGGCATCTTCAAGCCAGAACTTTAGGTCGTTGTAAGTAAAGATCATTTTATAGGTTAATTAGAAATTCAACAAAGGCGAGACTGCCGATAAGGCAAAAGATAATCGCAGCAGAAGCGATTGTCTTGGCGAGGTAAACTTTGAGTTGGTACATCTGATTGGTTTTTGTTACTTACTTAATTACTCCGTTCGGTAGTTTTACCATCAAAGTTATATTTGACTCGTGGCAAAGATTTTCGTAATACGCTGATTCCGACCGATTATCGTTGACTATCGTTTCTATTCTGTATGACTCTAAAAACTTGTCTCTTTTGTCAGCCCCATTAGGAAAGTAAGACGCTATCATTACTTTGGGGTACATTTTCTGTTCTTCAATAGTTAGCATAGTGCGTGGTATTTGTGATTGGTTTTTAATTATACCCAAATATAACACAACTTTTTGAATTACCAACAATCCAAGAAAAAAATAAATAAAAAAAAGAGGGCTACTTGCCCTCCTTCCATTTAGCGTAGCATATTGCTAACGCTTGTTCTGCTGATTCAGATTCGCCTAATGTTATCTCCATACAACGCTGGATGTAGTCGGCTTGTTTTTCACTTGTTTTGGGTTCTGGGATTGGCATAAAAAATACATTTAGATTTAGGGACACGATAGAACTCATCCAAGCCATTACGCTCAGTTGTTACTATTGTTTTAATTTCACGATACTCTTCCTTGTAGATCTCAAAGCTATGCGCCAGAAGTAGGGCTTCGGTCTCTCCGCATACGATCACGTACCAGAAGTCCCCGTATTTCTTTTTTCTACCCAAGAAGCTCACGGTATCAAACTTAAAAGACTCTGCATCCGTGAACGGGTATTTGTGCTTTACCTCTACCTCGAACCCTACCTGCTTATCCGCTTTGCTATCATAAGCAACTATGTCAACCTTGTAATCCTCGATCACCTTATCCACTATCGTGAACCTATTGCCGTGGGAGGTAAGCCATCTCATAACGACCTCTTTGCCCCAGTCATCGTTACGATCGTAGGATGCTTGGACAAACTTCCGGGCGTTATACTTCATAAGCCGTATGTAGGTCGGTGAGGTTCTTGATCCATTTAGCCCATAGTCTGGGACTGCAGGTGCAGGGCAGGTCATACTTATGCCTAAAAACCCGTGCGTGGATCTCTGCTATGCGTACCCTCTGAACGTGCGTAAGCTGATTTGTGCCGATAAAGGATCCGATCAGATCATACTCTTCCTTAGTCAAGCACTCCGGATTGTTGATCGGGAACATTTTATTGAACTTTGCCTTCCGAGCATCGCATCCGCAGTCCACCCCCGTGGCTTCGCTGAACCAATCGACCGCAGCTTTGATTCCCGTAGCGGTAGTGATTGACTCCACTACGTCACCCAAGCCCTTCGGCTTCCTTCCACGCTTTGTAGCTGGGCTCTGTTCGTTGCTTGATTTCATCTTTTGCTATTTTTAGGGTGTTGCGGAGTGAGTCTCTGGATATAGTGGTGCCTCGAGCGAGGCTGCTCACGGAATGCTCAAGGCTTAGTTTTAGCACTTCCTTGTCATACCATCTGAGGGTCTCGACTTGATCGTTTAAGGTAGTGAGTAATTCCTCGTATCGGGCATCCAATTCGTAGGGGTATTGCTCGTCTGTTGCTTGCAGCCATTCATCGAGTTCCGTGATATCGCCAAAGCTGATCTTTTGGAATTTCTTTTTAGCCGTGGATAGTTTGATGCATAGGTTAACGCAAGCCCGGTAAACAAAAAAAAAGTTAACCTTCCCATCTTGTGCGAAGTGAGTCTTGCCATCTGCCTCCAGAAGCAGGAGCCTCAAAAATACTTCCTGCACGACATCCTCTGCCAGCTCAAAATCGCCAGCGTAGCCTTTAATAAAGTTCGCTAACTTGTAGCGGTTCTCTATGTAAAAGGCTGCGATCACCAGACTACCTCAATGATAATCACAAACAATGCAAACTGCAGCTCCTGTTGTAGGTCATCGCCATCCATATCCGTGGTCGAGGCATAGTTTACTCCAAGTAATAATCCAGTGATCGGCCAAATGTTTACGTTAAAACTCATTAAATGTTTTCTTTAAGGTTAAGTATAGTTCTTTATACTTAGATAACTCTACTACGACCTCATTGAGTTTATTTAGTTCCTGCATCAGCCCTTCAAAGTCGGGCTTGTCGATTGTTGCCATAGGGTTTTCCTCCAGAACGCAACACGCTACATTGTAGTAATGCAGATAGTCCCCATAGATTAACCGAGATTGGTGCATCCTAACGGCATACGCTACGCTGCTATGGTCTTTGTTTATGGCCTCTCCTAATTCGTGGAGGCTTGCGTGGCTCCGGAATGCTGAAACGAATGCTGCACGGGCGGTGCTCTCTTTATGCGCTCGGCTTCCGTTGTCTTGGAATCCCAGACGTGCATAGTATTGTTCTTTAGATACTTTTAGTTGGCGTATTTCGAATGGTCTCATTTGCATTTGCAGTGTTTAGCCCTGCCCTCTTTGTGATTGGTTATTATTTTGGTAATTGGCATAGTGTAGTGCTTGTGATCCGAAAG